CATTTCAACCAAATACAATTGTTTATGCTGTACCTAGTAGTAGTGCATTAGCAAAGAGTATGTTATCGGCACAAATGGGTATTGTGTTCCATACTTCATATACTGGCAAAACATTTAATGATATGAAAGCATCATTCAATATTGATATTAATCATTTGAAGACAACTAAAGATGTTTGGTTTCGTGATGCATATTTTGTTGATGCATCAGGCACAGCATCATTTACCGATCAAGAAACAAAAGATGTTACATATTTGCTATCACAAGCTGGTACAATCTTTCAGAAAATAAATTCAATGACGCTGAATAGAATTTCTGCATCGGAAAATATTCTCATTCAAATTAAAACTTTTAACAATACCAAAGTGCGTGAAGGTCAAGCAATCAAAGACACTCATAAGCACACACAAGAGTTGATTAAGTGGGTTGAAGCTAAACTCAATAAAGAAATTATTGAGGCTAAAAAAGAAGAAACAAAATTAAAGCGTCAAGCTGAAAAGAACGAAATCATGCGATTCTATCGCAACAATGCAAACGAATTGAAAAACATATTTGATTTGATGAATTTGCTTGTTGATTCAAAGAATATGATTGTGAAAAAATTACAAACCATTAAATCAATTGGTACATTCGTGCGAACAGATGACGGTTTTAGAATCACCGCACCAGAAGGATTTGTAGCGGTTGACCGTTTAAAAGGTAATGCAGTAAAACTTGTTGATAGATTAGAATTTAGTAAACAAAACTTTAATGCAGCAAAAAACTGGAACAAATAATGAAAAAACTAAAAGAAGATTTAGGAGTTATAGGACGAATTGTTCATAGTTCCAACTATAAAAAAGCACTTGCAGCACTTAAGGATGTTTTAGAGAGAAAGAAAGACAAAAAGCATGATATATATTATTATGCAGCAAGAGTAGCACAAAGTTTCAAGGGTGTTGAGCCTAAGAGACTTGCAGCAATGGTAAATGAAGAAGTGTGGTATAATAGAAATGTTTGGAATGATCCTAAATTAGCAAAGGAAGATAGAATAAGTCCAGATATTTTACCAAAGTCGGGTGCTGGTCAAGATGGCACAAAAACTTTAGTTGCAAGTTACATGAAAGACACACCCGGTCAATTACCAACAAAGGTAAAAACATTTAAAGACTATATAAAAAAATAAGCAATAAATTTTGGAGTTATTATGAAAGATTTGATTATAGGATGTTCTACCAACTATGATTGGTCTAAGTTAAAATACTGGATCAATTCAATCAATAGATCAGGATTTGAAGGTGATAAAGTCCTGATTCTCATGAACTGTGATAAGGACACTTGTCTAAAGATTGCTCAAGAAGGCTTTAAGATTATTGGCTTTCAGCAAGACGAAGAAGGCAATCTGATTTATGAATCTAAATTACCTGTTCATGTTGAACGATTTCTTCATATCTATGAATTTCTAAGAGAAAGAGATTATAGATATGTAATCACAACAGATGTAAAAGATGTTGTGTTTCAACAAAATCCAATTTCTTGGATAGAAAATAATTTAAATGATAATTTAAACTTAATTTTTTCTTCTGAAAGTATATTGTATAAAGATGAGCCATGGGGCAATCAGAATCTTCTAGAAACATACGGTCCTTACATTCATCAAAATTTCAAAGATAATGAAATTTACAATGTAGGCGTTCTAGCAGGAAAAGCGGATGCAATTCGTGATTTGGCTATAAACATATTTGCATCAGCGATCAATCGTCCTATTCCAATCTGTGATCAATCTACGTTCAATTTTATGATATCAATGCATCCATATAAAGAAACAAGTCTTTACTGTCAATCAGAATATGGATGGGCATGTCAATTAGGTACAACAGTTGATCCTTCTAAAATAGAACAATTTAAATCTGTTTTATTAGAAAAAAGTCCAGTAATAAATGGTAATACTGTTACAACATCGCGTGGTGAAGAATATGTTATTGTTCATCAATATGACAGAGTTCCAGAATGGCGTAAAGTAATAGAGGCAAAATATGAGTAAAATTTTATATGTTGTTCATAGATATGCACCATTTCCCGGTGGTTCTGAAAATTATGTCAGAGACATGGCAGAAGAAACGCAACGGCGTGGAAATGAAGTTGCTGTATTCACTGGAGAACATAAAGGTAATTTAAATGGTGTTCGTGTTAGCAGTGATACATCAATTCTTTTAGAAAAATGGGATTTAATTGTTGTTCATGGCGGTGATGTTGGCTTACAAGATTTCGTATTAAACAATGCTAATAAAATTCCATCGCCCATTCTTTTCATGTTGATTGTGCCATCTGATAGCAAAACATATCAGCGAGCAATACAAAATGTAAAATATGTTGGATGTTCAACAATTGAAGATTGGGAGTATGCTAAAAGAAAAGCAATCTTAGGCAAGGCTGTTCAAATCAATCATGGTATTGATGATAAAATATCTGTAGGTAAATCAGGATTTAGACAAAAGTATAATATAAGCGAGAAAAACATGTTTCTCTCTTGTGGTGGTTTCTGGCCTAATAAGGCTATGCCAGAACTGTGTGATGTTTTTAAAAAGATTGATAGAAAAGACTGCACACTTGTTTTGACTGGATATGATAACAGACATAATATTATGCCAGAAAGCACAGATAATATTCGCAGTTTAATGATTGATGATAGACAAGAAGTTTTATCCGCAATTAAAGATGCCGATCTTTATATTATGCATTCTCATAAAGAGGGATTTGGTTTGGTATTACTTGAATCTATGTTGAATAAAACTCCTTGGGCTTCAAGAAATATCGCTGGTGCTAAATTATTAAATGATCATGGTTTTACATATAATTCAGATGATGAACTTATTAAGTATTTGAAAAACTTTAAAGGTTCAAATCAAAAGAAAATTGATGCATCATATAAATTTGTTAAAGAAAATCATTTAATCAAAAATACAGTTGATAATATTTTGGAGTTAGTATGAAATTTAGTTTTGCAATTACTACAACATATGATAATTTGCCACAAATAGAAGAAGTTAAAGACTCTATTAGAAAATTAAACATACCTGAGTATGAAATTGTTTTAATTGGCGGTCAAAAATATGAAGATGAAAATGATACAAGATATGTATTTTTTGATGAAACACAAAAACAAGGTTGGGTAACTAGAAAGAAAAATACGGCAGTTGAATGTTGTAAGTATGATAATGTTGTTCTGATGCATGATTATTATACATTTGATACAAATTGGTATAAACACATGTGTGAATTTGGTGATAACTGGGAAGTTTGCTCATGTCAACAGTTATTGATTAATGGAAAAAGACACTTCACAGATTGGGTAGTTTGGGATTCTCCATTTTTTCCACGTTATACATGTCTTCCATATGATGAATGGACTCATACACCATACATGTATCAGTCAGGTGGATTTATGATGGTTAAGAAACATGTTATCAAACAAGAATCATTTAATGAAAATCTCACACACGGACAAGCAGAAGATGTTGAATGGTCATTAAGAATGCGTAATAAATTTTTATGGAAGTGCAATGGTGGTGCCATTGTAAAACACAATAAGGTGCATCGTGACGCAAAATAAATTAATTATTTTTGATTTGGATGGTGTTTTAATTGATAGTAGAGAATTGCATTTTGATGCATTAAATGCTGCACTCGCAATGATAAATGACAAATATGTTATTACACGCGAAGAACATTTAAGCAAATATGATGGTCTTAATACTACAAAAAAACTTGAATTATTATCTGCTGAAAAAGGACTTAGTAGAGAATATTTTGATAATGTTTGGAGAAATAAACAAAATGTAACTCTAACATTAATACAAGAGTTTCCAAAAAATGATTTTTTGATTGACATGTTTAAAATCATTAAAATGCATGATATAAAAATTGCAGTTGCAAGTAATTCAATACGCGAAACAGTAAAACTTGCATTAATGAGTATAGGTGTGTTAAAATATGTTGATTATTATGTCAGCAACGAAGATGTTAAACGAACAAAGCCATTTCCTGAAATGTATTGGAAGTGCATGACAGAATTAAATGTTTTACCTAAAAATACCGTTATTTTTGAAGACAGTCATATTGGTAGAGAAGGTGCTTTAAATTCTGGTGCACATCTTGTTCCTGTTAAAGATTCAAATGATTTAACGCTTGAAAAATTTAATGAAGCACTAGATATATTAGATGGTGTTGTGAGAAAGAATATACCCTGGAGAAACAAAAAAATGAATGTATTGATTCCTATGGCAGGCGCAGGAAGTAGATTTGCTCAAGCAGGTTATACTTTTCCTAAGCCACTTATTGAAGTGAATGGAAAACCCATGATTCAAGTTGTTGTTGAGAACTTGAATGTTGATGCACACTTTATTTTTCTTGTGCAAAAAGAACATTATGAAAAATATAATCTTAAACAGTTATTAAATTTGATCGCACCAAACTGCGATATTATTCAAGTTGATGGCATAACTCAGGGTGCCGCTTGCACGACACTTCTCGCTAAAGATATTATTAATAACGATCAACCTCTACTAATGGCAAACTCAGATCAGTTTGTTGAATGGAATTCAAATGAATGTCTCTACGCTTTTACTGCTGATAGTATTGATGGTGGTATTGTTTCCTTTAAAGCAACCCATCCAAAATGGTCATTCGCAAAAATTGGAGAAGAAGGTTTTGTAAGTGAAGTTGCGGAAAAGAATCCTATTTCAGATAATGCAACAGTTGGTATATACTATTGGAAACACGGTTCAGACTATGTAAAATATGCTGAACAAATGATTTCTAAAAACATCAGAACCAATAATGAATTCTATGTATGTCCAGTGTTCAATGAAGCAATTCAAGATGGCAAAAAGATTCGGATTAAACAAATTGAAAAAATGTGGGGTCTTGGAACGCCTGAAGACTTGAATTACTTTTTGGAGCATTATAAATGAACGTCGCGGTTGTATTAACAGGTCATCTTAGATGTTGGAAAGATGTATTATCCAACTTTAATGAGAGAATTGTAAACAGATATAAACCCGATGTTTTTATTCATACTTGGAATGAAGAAGGCTGGTGGATTCCAGGTGATAAGCAAAACGAAAAAGGTTATTTTGAAACAACACCAAAAATTGATGAGACTGAAATATTAGAAGCATACAATCCAAAAGGTTTAATCATAGAAGATTGGAATAACTACAATCAATTCTTTGAAGAACGAGGTAAACTTTATACAAATTTTGCCCATAGACCTAAAAACATACTATCAATGTTTTATAAGTTAAATCGTGGTATTTCTTTGATGGAAGATTATGTTTCACAGACTGGAAAGTATTATGATCTTGTTATTCGTATGCGTCCAGATATTATCTTTCATCAAGATTTACCTGACTTTGATAACAAGAAATTTTATACACTAGCACATAGAAATCACTTAGGACAAGGAACTGGTGATATGATTCAAGTTGGTAATATGTTTAATATGATTTTATTCTCAAAAGTTTCTTGTTTTCTAACACATGTATATTTGAAGACTGATCTTCTTTGTCCACATGTAATTTCTTCACAATGGATAAACGATATGAATTTCAAGTGGGAAGAATTTAGTATACATAAAACACTACAACATACGCCTAAAGGCGAATACATTGAAATGGATAAAATAAATGCTTAATGAAATTGTAAAATTTGAAGATGGACCTGTTAGATATGAACATAGTGGTCGCGGACATATAAAAATGATAGGTCACACTGTTCCTTTGAGTATTATGCAAAAAGAATTTGATTTTCTTCATAATATTGTTGTTGAAAACAATTTGAAATGTGGTTTTGAATTAGCAACAGCATTTGGTATTTCAGGAACAGCAATAGGAACAGCATTTAAAAAAACTGGCGGCAAGTTTGTCACTATGGATGCATATGTTGAAGAAAAATATGATAATGCTGGAACATATGAAAACTTTCAAAGAGAAGTCTATGAAAAGTCTGATGGATATAAAAGTGTAAATTATCTTATTGATAAACTTGATCTTCGTGGCACAATGTATCCTGAAATTGGTTGGTCGCCAGATGATGTTGATTCCATCATTGAAAAACACTTCACAGAAAAACTTGATTTTGTATTTTTAGATGCAGGTCATTTTGAGGGGCAAATGATTAAAGATATAAATCAAATTTATAAACATTTATCAGATAAATTCATATTTGTTTTTCATGACATTTATTCGTGGAGTTGCACTCAAGAAGTGCATGATCTATGCATAAAATTATTTGGTAAAGATGTAGAAATAAAACTACCTTATCCAGAAGGTGAGAATATGGGAGTAATATCATGCTTATAATTTCACATCGTGGTAATTTAATTGGTTCAAATAAAGAATTAGAAAATAGACCTGATGTTATTCAGTCTGTAATTGATAATGAAGGTTTTTCAGTTGAGATTGATTTAAGAATGAAAAATAATGAATTATATCTAGGACATGATGAGCCACAATATAAAATTGATTATGAATTTTTAGAAAAAAATAAA